GATCAATTAAAGCATGGACTGCAATAACTAAAGGTAAAAAAATAGATAAGAAAGCAGCTCGTAATATGTACAAACACATAAGAGAGTTAGAAGACCCTGCCTATAGATTAGATAAATTTTGGAGAGCACAACCTGATTTTAAAGAATATAATTTTCAAGATTTAAAAGAATGGTGTGGATTAATATTAGAAGATAATCAAAAAAATAAACCTTGGTTTTGGATTTTAAGAAGAAACTTTAAACCAAAACAAGTAAGACACTTTATAAGATTACTCAGAAGATATGGACAAAAAGAATTAGATAAGGACCCATTAATAACAATAGACACTATTCATTCTGTAAAAGGAGGTGAAGCGAATCATGTTGTTTTATACGGTAAAGGTAATTATCCATCAGATTTTGACAATAAAAACAAACAAGAAAAAAGTGATGAAAAAAAGGTTTGGTATACAGGTGCAACTAGAGCAAGAAAAACTTTACATTTGTTGAGAAGTGATTATAAGTTTAACTATCCAATAGGACAAGATTATTTGATTTATATACAGGAGAAAAATGCCAAGTAAAGATATGTTCGATGAAACTTTTCCAGATGGTGTTCAGGTAGGAGGTTCCCATTATAAACAATTTTTAATTCAACCTTGGACATTTATTAGAACAAATGGTCTTAATCCTTTTCAAGCAAACGTAATAAAGTATGTGTGTAGATACCTTTTAAAAGGTAAATCAATTGAAGATATAAAAAAAATAAAACATTATTGTGATTTAGAAATACAACATCTCACAGATTTAAATGACAAGAAAAAAAAATAAATGTCAAAATTGTGATAAGGATGCAGTTATTATTGAAAACAAAATTTACTATTGTGGTCCTTGTGCTGTTGATCAGTTTATTACAAGGGTGCACAAGAGACTTCGACCTGAACCCTGTAACAACTGTAATGAGAACTATAATAAAAATGGATAATAATTAATGAGCAATGGTTTACAACTTACACTAACATTTAAAAAATCTATGTGGAATACACCAAGTGAATATAAAGATTTGTCTCAATATAAAGAAATTGCAATAGACCTTGAAACTAAAGACGATGGTATAAATGAAAAATTAGGTGCAGGTTGGGCATTAAGTAAGGGAGAGATAGTTGGTTTTGCTGTAGCTGTTGAAGGATGGAAAGGTTATTTTCCATTTGGACATTTAGGTGGAGGTAATATGATACCTGAACAAGTAAAAAAATATATGAAGTCTATATGTGCTTTACCTTGTACTAAAGTGTTTCATAATGCTCAGTACGATGTAGGTTGGTTAGAAGCATCTGGAATCCCGGTCCACGGACCTATTGTAGATACAATGATAGCAGCAGCATTAATAGATGAGAATAGATTTTCATATTCTTTAAACGCTTTATCAGTAGATTATCTAAATGAAATAAAAGCAGAGACAGAATTAAGAGAAGCTGCAGCAGCTCATGGTATTGATCCTAAAGCAGAGATGTGGAAGTTACCAGCAGAGCATGTTGGATATTATGCAGAACAAGATGCCGAGCTTACATTAAAACTTTGGCAAAGATTTAAACAAGAAATTGCAACACAAAGCTTAACTACTGTCTGGGAGATGGAGCAGCAACTGCTTCCGATCCTAATAAAAATGCGTCAACGAGGTGTGAGAGTGCAAGTGGAAAAAGCTGAAGCATTACAAAAAGAAATGAAGAACCAAGAAAAAGAAATATTACAGGCCATAAAAAAAGAATCAGGAATAGAAGTAGACATTTGGGCGTCACGCCAGATTGCCAAAGCCTTTGACAAATTGAAGTTAGACTACCCACGTACCGAAAAAACAAAAGAACCTTCCTTTACACAAAATTGGTTAATTAATAATAAAAACAAAATAGCACAACTTATTGTAAGTGCAAGAGAGATAAATAAATTTCATGGAACTTTTTTATCTTCGATCATGAAGTATCAAGTCAACGGGAGAATACATGGAGAGATAAATCAATTACGTGGAGATAATGGAGGTACAGTATCAGGTAGATTATCTATGTCTAATCCAAATTTACAACAAGTGCCTGCTAGAAATAAAGATTTTGGCCCAAAAATTAGGAGTCTATTTATTCCAGAAGAGGGTTATAAATGGGGAAGTTTTGATTATTCACAACAAGAGCCACGTATGACAGTGCATTATGCAGCAAGTATTGGTGATGGTTATGAAGGATCAAATGAATTAGTAAAAGCTTATCAGAATGCTAGTGCTGATTTTCATCAGACAGTAGCTGATTTAGTAGGAATAGAAAGGACACAAGCTAAGACAATAGGTTTAGGCTTGATGTATGGTATGGGTAAACAAAAACTAGCTATCTCATTGGGTGTTTCAAAAGATGAGGCCAATGAATTAATTATAAAATATAATAAAAAGGTACCATTTGTAAAAAAATTGTCAGATAGATGTAAATTTGCAGCCGATGAAAAAGGTGTAATAAGAACTAAAAAAGGTAGGAAATGTAGATTTGACATGTGGGAAACAAGAGATTTTGGTTTACATGTGGCTGAAAAATATGAAGATGCAGTAGCCAAGTATGGTAAAGATAATATTAAGAGAGCTTTTACTTATAAAGCTTTGAATAGGCTTATTCAAGGATCTTCAGCAGATCAAACTAAACAATCAATGTTAGACTGTTATGAAAATGGTAATTTGCCTATTCTCCAAATACATGATGAATTATGTTTTAATGTAGTTGATAAAAAACATGCAGAGGATATAAAGAAGACAATGCAAAATGCAATTGAATTTAAAGTGCCTAGTGTAGTCGATTATGGACTAGGAGAAAGTTGGGGTGATGCTAAATAAAAAAAATTTTCCACATAATAATATAGACTTAATAGCTTATTGTGCAGGACTTTTTGATGGTGAAGGTTCAGTTACTTATGCACAATATAAAAGTAATAAAGCAAATGGTAAAACTTATTTAAAATGGAATATAAATATGGAAATTGCTATGGCAGATTTAGATTGCATAAAAAATTTTTATGACATTGTCGGTGTTGGCACCATTAACTTTAGAGGTGTTGTAAAAGGTTCGTTAGGTAAGAAAGAGCAATGGAGGTGGAGATGTTCTCATCAAAAAGCATTATACTTAGCAAAACTTTTTATACCTTATAGTACAGTTAAAAGAGAAAAATTATTAAAGATAATAAATCACTATGAGTTTGTTAAGCCGACAGAAGCCCTAGGACAAAAGTTTCCTTTTTTAAAACCTAAGAAAAATTAACCGGCTAAAGCTAAAGTTTCTTGTACATCTTGATATTTGATCGCATTTCTTTTTGATCTAATATCTCTTTCAGTTTTAAGCATATCAACAGTACAATTGCCATTTGTAAGCAAACCTGTTGACCACTTATTTTCAAGTTCTTGAAGTTCTTTCAACAACTTTATTTTTTCAGGACTCATTTTAGTTCCTCATAAGTTATGTGGACTCTGTCATTTTTAGTAAAACTATTTTCAGTAATTTTTACTTCACCAGCATCCACTTGTTCGGAGAACTTTCGTAATGCTTTCAAGTCATCTTCGGCTTCAACTACTTGGTCTACACGCCAATCATCTTTGTATGCTATGATACGATAAGCCCTCATAAGATATTATAGGATATTTGAAATGATTCGTCAACATTGTAGCCCTCTTGCTCTATTGCCATACAATGTACCTCATAAAGGTCCATGATGCCCCCTAACTCTTCAATCTTTGCTTTATTAGTCCTACCAACCTCTAAAGCTTTATTTTTACATGTTAGGCCGTCTGGTAAATTGTCTATTAAATATTGTGTGCATTGTGTTCCGGTATCATAAAAATTCCAACAAAAACTACCTAATAAGATAAATTTAAGAATCATATTGTGTTAAATGGCTTACACGAAAAAGTTGTGTAAATTTTGTGCTCATTTACCTTATCAATACCTATTTCTTCGATTTTTTCAATGGCTTTATTATATCCGGCTATCTGGCAATTATATAAATTATCAAAGGCACCAGGGAATGTATGAGGTTGTATACATACATTTTCGATCATAGAACACAGAGTAATAGTCAATAAATATTTCATAATTTAGTGTTTGACTTTAACCCATATCCCATGTATTTAAGATTTTATGAAAAAGCTAAAGAGTAAAAGTCTTATACTTGATAATATCATAAATGAAGTTGACGAACAATTATCGGCTGTACCAACAAATTATTTTGATGGCACACCTATCGAAGACTCATTAGAGATGGATATGTTAGTTGATGGCATTTCTTCAATACATTTTGTAGATGGTATAGGACGAAAACATTATCCATTTAATAAAATC